AGATAATTTATTAATAGCTTCATCAATTGCAGCTGCTACAATGTTTATAGTTGCTTTTTTTATAATAGGAAGTAAAAAATAAATATAATATATATATAAATATATATTATAATGCCAGATACATATACATTTAATAAGACCGATGTACAAAAAGTCGATGGTGTACTTATTGCCGAAAAAGAAAGATTAGACAAAAAGAAAGAATTAATTGATAAAGCCGAATTTAGTCAAAATAGACACCAAGAATTAAATGAGAGTTATCGTAAAAGATATATGTATTACAATTATATTTCGGTGGTTGTGGTAATAACTTTGTTAGTATATCTAGCATTAGTTATGATTCAATATTTTATACCAATTATTCCTAGTGCAATTATTGATATTGCAACTATGTTCATATTTGCATTTATTATTATTTTTGTTGTTTATAATTTAATTATAATATATAGCAGAGATAAATTAAATTTTGATAAAATTAACAATGATAATGCAAATATAATTAGTGCATCTGAATTGGAAAAACAGCGACAAAGAGATATTTTGTCAGGTAATTTATCTGGTGCAGCTATTGGACCAGGTTGCGTTGGCGCTGCATGTTGTTCAACGGGTACTCGATGGGACCCTGGAAATTTAGTTTGTATGTCAGGAAATGTAATTTTACCATTTACTAGTATATCGGAATCATTTAGTATGATCAATAATAATGACATAGTTATAAATGGAAGAGTTAAGCCATTTGAACCATCCGAATTTGATAATTATGCAAAAATATAATATAGCGATATTTTAGATAATTATAATGGGGAGAAAAGCCTCTAAACCAAAACCACTACCTAAAATTAATATAAGAAGTTTAACCAGTAGTGTTAGTAAATATATTCCTAAGAATGTTACTAAATATATTCCTAAAAATGTTAGTAAATATATTCCTAAGAATGTTAGTAAATATATTCCTAATTTAAAAACACAAATATCAAGGTTAAAAACTGATGTAAATAACAAAAAAAAAGAGATAAATAATAAAGGAATAGATATTAGTCGTTTGACCAATAACTTAAATATTAGAAAGGCAGCGATTACTCGTTTGCGTTATAAGATTAGCGATATTTCTAATGCAAATAAATTTTTGAAAGAACAAATGTATGGTTCAGAAAAACAACCAGGATATTTGAATCTTCTTGTTAAAAAAGAAAAATTTAGCAATATAAATAATATAGAAGAAATGAATACATTAGAAGGATTCACTGTTTCAGAAATAGAATTAACCAATGTAATTAATGAAAATAAATTACTTGAAAACCAAATCCAAAAAAACCAAAATAATTATACAACAGACGATACGCAAGTATTTTATAAGAAACAGCAATATTATAGACAACAAGATATCAATTATATTTTATTTATTATTTTTTATAGTTTAATTTTAGCTTTAGCGGTATATTTATTTATTTTTGATAATACAATCAATGTTTATTTAAAGGTATTCATAACAATTTTATTGGCAATTTATCCTTTTATCATCGAACGTATAGAATTTTTTGTATATTTTATTTTTTATTACGTATATGCTCTCATAAATGGAGTGCCTATTAATATGGGAAACTATTATGGATTTACATTTAAAAATAAATAATATTCATGAAAAATATATAATATATTGAAAATATTATATATTACAAACAACCAAAGTATTTACACCTTTGTACAATTTATTACTGCAAATGTGTAATAAAGATATTAACCTGTTTTTATTTTTTTCATGAATGATTTGTATGCTCCAAAAAATGTCGGTTCATGTACATAAGGTAAATTATTTTCTTTACAAAATTCTTTCACTATCGGTGCAATGTAAGTGTAATGATGTCCGCATATATTGGGAAATAAATGATGTTCTATTTGATGATTTATTCCAGAAAATGCCATTGTCCATTCTCGATTTTCATTCATAAAATTTCCGGAATTACATATTTGCCGTTTTGCCCAATCAGGTCCGTCATAATAATTCTCATGAGTTTCATACAAATCATGGTCAGCTATTGTATTTATGTAATATAATGTGTTTTCTGTTATCATATAGAATAATGCAGGAATTATTCCCATATTGTATAAAATATATATTTTATGAAACATTATAGTTAACGATATCATATCATAATGATTTGTATTATGTATTTTCATGTGGGATAATTTAGTCGACCATAGTCTATTTACAAATGAGCTGTAAATATATAAAATAGATTCACCATACAACTGTCCTGGTAATAATGTATATATCATATTAACCAATGTTTCGAATGAATAACAATTATTAATATTCAACAATGGAGCAATAGAATATAAGTTTTTATCTGGGTCATTATTGTTACCGGTAAAAGAATGGTGATAATAAACATGGTGATAAAACCATATAGAATGATTCCATAAAACCCAACTATTTGATATTTTGGAAATAATATTATTTACAATCGGATTTGTCGAAATAGCATAATGTGAACTATCATGTAATACATTGAATAAGATGGATATTTCAATAGATGATGCTATTACAGAAAAAAAACATTTTAAAAAAGTATATTGAATTAAATTGATAAGGCTTATTACATAGATATATAGTAAAATAGATGATATATTCCATACATACCAAGAAGTAGATGCTTTGATAGATTCTCTATTTGGATATATAGCTTTTACTTTTTCTATCAATTTGTGATAGGTTGTAAAATCTGTATTATATTCATATTTTTCATTTTTTGTATCGATATCCGTTTCAAGTATTTCATATTTATCCAAAGATTTTCTTATTGATTCAATGTTTGAAAAAGCATGATATGATTCAAATAATGCACTACAGTCGTCGAGTCCTTTTGTTTTTATTAAAATTTCAGAACCACCTGGGTGATTTTGTATAAAATTTGTTAAATCATATTTTTTCCCATAAATATTCCACATTCTAAAAAGAATTTTATATAAATATAATTATATTTATTTTTATATAATTTTATTATAATTATAAATGATTTTCATTAATATCATCAATATCTTGATCAGATGATACTCCACCAATCGCTTCATTATCATAATTTATACGAACACCTGCCCATGCGCGTTTTTTGTCGTAATTTCCATACTTTTTATCCATATAAACATGAACCTTTTTAGAACTTGGTCCACCTGTACTTCCATGAATGGATTTATACCACATTGAAAACTCGTTGGTAATTTCTGATTTTGATACTTTTCCATTTGGGTCTGATATGATTCTATCGCGAATAAATTCCGCAATATAGTCATTCTTTTCTTTATACGAATTACTAGCGGATAATACACGGGGGCAATCATTGACTAACCCTTCTGTTTTAAATGCAATATCGACTAACATTCCCATAAATACTTCACGCCATACAGGAAATTTCTTCTTGATATTGTGGTCTTTCAAGAATTGATATGGTTTTTCAGGGTCACCTTGAACGGGATTATCATCAAATGTTGATTCAAAATCTACTACACGAATTCTTCTCCATGTACCATGGTCTTGACTTTTGATTTCCATCAAAACATTTGTACAAACGCATAATTTGAATTGCGGAATAAACGTTACCATTTCAGGCATATATGGCGCACGGGCTGTAATTGGGTCAAAACCACTGGTTAATTGTTTCAATACACCTTCATTTATCTGGTCTCCATCTTGTGGTTCTTGCATAAGAGCATATCGAACGCCTTTCAACGCTACAATTTCTGGCGCTAATCCTCCAATCTTACCTCGTTTATCTGTTATCAGTGACAGAGGAACATCGCCCTTATAATCTCCTAAACACTCTTTCATTAAATCGGTCAACACCGATTTTCCATTTGCACCGCCTCCTACATACATATTGAATGTTTGATTGGATGCAGTTCCTATCAAAGTAGATGCTAAATGTTCCCATATATATTTGTATAATTGCGGGTCTGGAAATAACTTATGCATAAAATCATTGATTTCATCCATTGTTTCTTTGTGTTTTTCTTTGTCTAATGGAACATAGTCGATTTTTGTACATTTTGATAAATGGTCTTCTGGATATCCCTTTCTGAAAACTTTACTTTCAAAATCAACGACTCCATTGTTGAATGAAAGCAAATATGGGTTACTGTCTAATTGTTCTAGGAAATCGGGGTCATAGAACCATTCCCTGGATTCTCTCATAATATTGTTCTTGTCATTTGTGTTACCCAATCTGGTACAGATGTTCAATATCTTGTTTGCATTTTCTTGCATACGTTTTGATTTAGCTTCATCGGGTGGGTTCAATGAACTTGCTTGATTCATCAAACTCTGTGCTCGTTTCCAATAGAGATTACGTAATGTTGTTGAAATAGAATGTCTTAACGTAGTTCCAGAGTCGTTTTGAATCCAACTATGTTTCTTTAATTGATACCATACTCCTTTGGAGACACTTACACAAACATAATCATGTTTATGCAATTGGTATAATACACCGGCAATATCAAAATCGCCGCATCCACGAGAATTTTTGTCGGTTCCAATCTTGTCCAATGTAATTGTTTTGATTGTTTGGTCAATATAGAAATCAATACTACTTTCCCTTACTTTTTTGAATTTTTCAAATGCATCTTCTCTTGCCCAGTGCATAATAGAACGTTTCGTCAACCCATGTGGATTTTTCAAATAAAATTTTTGCCATCTATCATACAAATCCGATATAGTATTAAAATCAAAATTAGTCGCCAATGAACTTAATGCTACCCAAACTATCAATAAACTATCATGAATGTTACGTAATGCCCAACCAACACGTATCCATTTTGGAAATGAGCCAACGCCATAATAAGATTCTGGTAATGTCATTGTATAGTCATGGGCTTCTCGTAATTCATAATCATATGATTGAATCGAATCTAAATATTCGTCGACTGCATCTTTCAATTCATCGCGATTTTTTATTTTTAAAATATATCCATTTACATCTGAATAATTATCCATTACATTACGTTTTTGTCTTGTTTGTTTTGTAGTGATTTGTCCGCCAGTGGATTCTTTTGTTTTTATGAATTCACTAGTATGAAATAAACTAGGATGTTCAGTATATCTGGCTGATAATTTTTCAATATTTTTGACGACATCAAAATCTTTCAACTCAATGCTGTTTCGAATTAATTCTCCGTCATCTGGGTCATATGTAATTTCATAAATGTATGTTAATTTGTATACAGAATGGTGTGGTTTGCGTGAACCATACAATTGCCAATTTGAATGAGCGGCAGTAACACTTGCATCAAGGACATCTTCCCATGTATTTACAATTGGAAAATCAGACCATGCCTCTGCAATTTTTGGAATCATTTTTTTTCTTAACAAAATTTGAGTAGTTCTGTCTGCCTGCAATCCAATAATGATGTGAATTCCGTCTTTTGTGATATTTTTTTCAACAACTCGATTTACATCATTTTTTTGCATCACATACACGTTGAATTTTGTATTTTCATCAAATTGAAATATACTTTTTAGTTCGGCTAAATATATATCAATTCCATCTTCAATATGTGAAATATCATAAAATCGCTTATCTACGTCATAATTGAAATGCAAATCAATGTCAATTAATATTGGTCCATTTGTATCTAATTGTTTTTCGGTCAAATATTCTTCATGATTTTTTGTTAATATTTCATTAGCATACAAACGTAAGAAGTCTGGATATTCTTCATCACTTATGTGATACGAACCGCCATAATTTCCCGAATCGCTATCAGGCATTCGTGTATTCGTGTGAGGCAAACCGCTGTTCTTTGCAGCATGTTTTATTAAGAAATCATTGAGTTTTTTAGAAGTTTTAGGTAGCATTTTATTAGAAGGCGAGTTATCAGTATTCGAATCTATATTTATTTGACGATTATTCGTCGTCATTCAATTGTTATAATAATTATATAGATATTTTTATATTTTATTTTTTAAATTCAATTTTTTGTATTTTTATATGATATATTATCGATTTTAGCATAGCCCATTGTATTCATAAAATGGTTTGATTATCAATATATCTATTATAAAATATAATAAAAATAAATTCACGTACCAACACCACATACTGCTGAAAGTGTTGTATTTATAATACAAAAACAACGAGATAATTAGTGAAATCAAAACAAACAAGCTGAGTAATGTATTTTTAATAAATAATAAAGATGTAACAAAAAATAATAAATAAATGAATGAAAACATATTTTCATAACCTTTATAATTCATCCATTCCCAAGACAAATGTCCATTGGTACCAATTGACGTATGGAAAATAATAGGGTTGTATATTCCTCGATATACATAATAGGCTATTACAAAAATTAAATAAAGAAGAATAATTACAAATTTAATAATAATATTAGGTATCATTAACATCAATGTTAGTGGCTGAATAAATACAACAACCGATGCGATTTGAGAAAATAATTTATTCAATGATTTATTTTTTAGATTTCTCCATAAAAAAAACTCGATTAATTGCATAGCAGCAACTTCTAAAAAAAATAAATATACCAAACGATTATCAAACGTTTTCGTTTTGTATTTGGTAAATGTGTTTGTAAAAAATATGAATAATAATGCTAAACATGCAAATAAAAAAGTATTTATTGATATGTCTTGATTCCAGCACATTATATATATTATTTATATATTTTGTTAGAAGTATCTATCAATAATAATTGGATTTTCTTTCTTTCATTAGAAATTTTTCACTAGCAAAAAATTGATTAAATAAATAAATTAAAATAATTGTTTTAATATATACAATACAATGAAATTCTGTAACCAGTGTTCCAATATGTTATATATTAGTATTAATGAGAATGATACTAATAAATTAATTTACTATTGTCGTAATTGTGGCAACAAAGATGAAACTATTACCGATGAAGGTGTTTGTGTATTGAATACTCAATTAAAAAAAGGTGAACAAAAATTCAATCATATTATTAATAAATATACAAAATTAGACCCTACGTTACCACGTATTTATAATGTAAAATGTCCAAATGTAGGTTGTAAAACAAACACTGAACATCACCATAAATTACCCGAGGTTATTTATATTCGGTATGATGATGATAATTTGAAATATTTGTACATTTGTTCGGAATGCGACCATACATGGAAAACTGATGACAATAAATAATTATAGTATGAATTGCAGAAAATAAACAATAAGAAAAATAAAAACAAAAAATTGAATGTATTTATTTTTTAATACATTTAGAAATATTACAATATAATATATAACATGGACGAAAAAGACGAATACCCATCTGATATTGATTCTGACGTTGAATCTGAAACTGAAAATGTATTAGAATTACCTCCAAAATCGAAATTTAATCCTAAAAAAACTGACGATATTGATGAAGATGAAGACGAATCTATAAATAGTGATATAGAAGAGGATGGTGACAATGACGATGAAAATGATGATGATGATGATGGTGACGATGATATTGATGAAGAAAAAATATTTAAATCAGTCGAAAATAACCAATTTGGTTTGAATGATAGAGACGATGATGAAGATACTGACGATGACGTTGATGATGATGATGATGAAAATTATTTACAAAAATTTAACGAAAATGTAAAAAGAAATATTATAAGTGATTATCATCCCGAATTACAATTTCATAATTATGAAGAAATTGAAAATTTGACAACAATTATTAGAAATGAAAATGGAACGATTGTAGACCCATTACACAAAACTTTGCCATTCTTGACTAAATATGAAAAAACAAGAATTTTAGGAGAAAGAACCCACCAAATAAATTCGGGTTCAAAACCGTTTATACCTGTTGAATCCGATATTATTGATGGATATTTAATTGCATTAGCTGAACTTGAACAGAAAAAAATACCGTTTATTGTGAAACGTCCTTTACCAAACGGTGGTTGCGAATATTGGAAATTAAAAGATTTAGAAATTATTTAATGATTTAATCATTCATTTGAGATACTATTTCTTCGCGAAGTATCTTATGATTTCCAATATTTTTTATTGGGTGGTATATATTTTCAGGCGTTATGTTTGTAATATTCCAATCATACCGCCATTGTAATGTTTTATTCATTTCATCCGGATGTTCATATATTAATTTATGATGTTTTGCTATTGTAGGAATCATTGCTTCTATGAATACCATTGTTTTTGATTCAGAAATATAATCATCTATTTTTTGTAATAATTCTCTTGACAGTCTTGATACACAAATCATTGCATTGTAGTATGGCGGTGGTATAATAAAATCGATTCCATACCAAAACCAATAAGTATGTTCTCCATTTTCATTGACTTCATATTCTTTTGTTAAAAGGTCACTATTTGGGTATTTTTTATCTATCGAAACAATTGTATTTATATTATAAAAAAATGCATCATCTTCAAAAAACCATACATAATCGTACGATGTATTTAATTTACAAAAATAATAAAGCGCTTTGTCCCATGCGATAATTTTAGGAAATCCCAATCGACTTGATGAATTTATATAATTATTTTTTTCGGTTTCATCGTGTGGTAGTATTACAATATTTACATTGGGATATTTGTAGCCATAAATTGAATAGTAATCAACATAATCGATATCTATTATGAAATAAAAATCATATCCATGATATTTATCTATTTTATTTAGAAAGTCTAACCATATTTCATTTGGGGTAAATCCAATTACACAAATCGCGCGTTTTTCCATAAAATGTTTTATACAGAATATAAAATATTTTATTTGTATCATTTTTGTGAAAACTTTTTTCTAAATTTCATAAAACCATTTTTTCAAATAAGAAATTTCATTTTCATCATGTGTAGATTTTTCAATATTATTCAATAATTCAATCCCTTCATCTTTTCGGTCTGTATGCAAACATGATAATGCTAATTGATAATTTATATTTATTCCGTAACACGAGTCGTCAATAAATTTCATAGATTTTTTATATACTTCTTCTATATTTTTCGCTTGGGCTTTTTTCAAATTAAAATACCCTAATTCATAATTACTATTTTCATTGAAAATACATCCTAATTGATAGTATGGTTCAGCTCGTTCATTATAAATTTGAGTTGCACAAACCGTATACCGTATCAAATCTTTTACATTATAATCTAAAATATACATTATTTGTACAATTTTCATATATGATTCAAATAATTCGTCTTTTTCAGAATCTTTTAATTTTGTATATTTCAAATAATTCAATAATGCTTTATTCCATTCTTGTAAATAATAATAATTTTGTGCAAGATTAAATATACAAAGTGAATTGATTCCATGTTCATCTACATTGATGGTATCTAAATATTCTTTTTTCAATAATAATATATTTGAATTTATCTTTTCTTTATTAACAATATTTTCATTGCAATTATTTGTTACATATAAAAGACTATTAAAAATATACCCATAATCCAATTCATCAATATTAACTGGGATATATTTTTGAAACACATTTCCTGCAATTTTCCATTTATATTTATTATTAAATAACACCTGTTTTAAATTCGCTATTTTTTTGTTATTAGTTTTGATAGTATATTCATTAAATTCAATTACTTTCGTATCTATATACGGAATGGTTTCATATACATTTGCATTATATGATATCATTGTTTTACTATCAAAGTGGATATTTATTTTTTCAAAACTATTTAATTTTTGGATATTTAAAATTTCGCCAGGTTCTAAGTGCAGTATGAAATCGGAGAGTCCATAACATAATTCAAATAATTTTGTTTTATTTTTCGACACCTCTTTTTCGTCGGAATTATATAATTGATATATTATGTTTTTATCCTCAAAAAAATGTGTAATTTTTTCACATGAACTATTAGAAGAAGCTGTATTTAATATTATACATCTATCAATAATACTATAAACACTTTCCAATGTTCTCAATACATCATTTTCATTGTTATTGTACATTATTGCGAAGCAAATAGTTGCACAATTATTATTCATTTGTATATCATTATGTAAAAATATTTATATAATTTTTGTATAAAATATATAAATATATCATACCATATTTGAGAAATGGATTGTAATAATCTAGATTGGCAAATAAATATAGATGATGAAATTAGTAATTTATTATTTCAATACAGTGTTGTTATAAATAATCAATGTAGATTGGATACAACAAAAAACGATTTTTCTATCGTTGAAAAGTTTGTATATGATATTGCAAACTTTCATTTGAAACGGTTGAATATGGATTTTGATGAAAATACGTTTGTCACATTTTGGATTAACAAAAAAACTTCAAAATGCAGTGATGTTAATTTTCATTTAGATAGAGATGATTATGAAGACCGAGAGTATAACACTACAACAAACCTTCCATTTTTAAGTGCAATTACATATTTGAACGATTCTAATTCGCCTACCATGTTTACGAACATAGATGGCTCAGTAAAAGATAAAGAAAAATACATGGATAATCCTAAAATATGTTTTTCATTTCCAAGAAAAATGAAACATTCCAGTTTTAACGGTAAATATATACATTCTGGTATAAATATATATGAATGTAATGAAGATGATAATATTCAACGTAATTTAATATTAGTTGCATTATGGAAAAAACCTCCATTGCATGTACCGTTCTACGATGATAGTATATTTTCTTATCTTAATTTTATGGCCAACAACGTTAGTATAACAAATAAAAAATACAATAAGAATGAAGAATTGATGCAATTCGTTAAAAAAGATGACATTAAAACTGTTATAATTGATAATAATATAATAACACGCGAATTCTTTGAAAATATTATTGATAATTCCATTGTTTATCAATTGCATGATTTTTCAAAAATTTTTGATTATATTTTCAAATATTTGTCTTCTGAACCGGATACATTTATCATTGATGAAGTTTCAAATATTAACAAATATGAAAAGTTTATAAATTGTACGCATTCTGAAATTAAACAAAAATCAAATTTTATCAAACAATATACATATCCATTTATGATACGTGATTCAATTAATTCAGTTTGTCCATCATTATTGAAATGCGACTTGAAAACGTGGACAATATCTTCAAGTAATGATTTTCATGAAGAAAATGTACACATCGATTGTTTGATAAATCAATGTATATTGGCAAAGAAAGATGCACCTGCATATATATTGAATCACTACAAAAACGATTTCAATTTAATTGAAAAATATGTATATGATATTGTAAATTTTCATTTAAATAGAATGAAAATAGTATTCGATACAAACATTTCTGTTGAATTTTGGTTTAAATCACGTAAAGTTTATGGCTCAAATATTCATACAGATAGTGATGATTTTGACGTGAATAATAAAAAATTATCAAAAAAACCGTTTTTATCATGTTTGACATACTTTGATAATAATAACGACCCTACTATAATTACAAATATTGATAACAATGCATATAAATTCAAAAATTTAACCGATAATACATTATGTTTTAGTTTTCCCACAAGGATGAAACATATTGTTTTCAATGGGGGTAAATATTATCATTGTGAAGGTAGTGTATTTGATAATAACGATGACGTTGAACGTTGCCTGTTAGTTATAGATGTTTGGTACAATCATATACCTGTAAATTTAGAATATTATGATTCTAAAAAACATTCAAACAATGGATATAAATATTCAACTTATACAGCAAATGATATTTTCAAAAAAGATGATTGTATTTTACATTTTAATAATGAAAACCAAAATATAAAAAAAATACAAGTAACTGATGATATTTTAAATAGTAATATTTTTGAAGAAATTCTTTACAAAAAAGATAACCAAGTTTTTAAAAAATTTGAAAATATACTTAAACAAGAAGATGTGTACAACAACAATACAATTATCTTGTACAAAAATACGAAACCAGCATTGAATAAAAGTAACCCCAACGTAGTGAGTTCAATGAAATTCGATACAGAACTATTCAATAATAAAAAATTTCTTGAATTACATAGAAATATTGAATGTGACGTTTCGAAAGAAACCCCAAATGTAAATGAAGAACTTGTAAAAAATAGTGTATTAAATGTATCCAAATTAACTAAATTAAACAAATCTTTAAACTTAAATAGACATATAGTTGAAGATTTTTTACATACTAATATTTGTGATATGATAATACAAGAAATTAATGATTATATTTATAAAAAAAATGAATGGGATACAATTGACATGAATGATGAAAAAATATCAATTATTAATATTGATAAATTTCCAAAAACGTTGAATTATATTATTAACAATGTATTTGATTTATATTCTAAGAGTATAAAAGATAAATTTTTATTTTTGGAAGAAAAAAAAATAAATTTCAAAGAAATATTTGTAACAAAATATTGCGACCTTTCAACGAATTTCAATTTTTATAACTCAACCACAAGTATTACATCATATATTTTTTTGAACAATACAAATTTACTTGTAGGTTCTGGTAGAGATATTAATAAAGACGACGATATAATTGTCACTAACGATGGCAATATGTTAATGCATATATCAGATAGCGATTCAAATATTATAAAACATATTAATGGCACTGGTTATTTTATCGTTTTTTATATTGAATTATATGACTAATTTGTAGAGGCGTGTATTTTATTATAACATTCTTGGGTGCAAAAAAAACTTCTACAATTTGGAATACTTTCTACAATAGACATACATTGCATGCATTCCGGATTTGTATCAACAATCGGGTCTTCAACAATGGGGTCTTCAACAATCGGATCTTCAACAATCGGCTCTTCAACAATCGGCTCTTCAACAATGGGGTCTTCAACAATGGGGTCTTCAACAATCGGCTCTTCAACAATGGGGTCTTCAACAATGGGGTCTTCAACAATGGGGTCTTCAATATCTCCATTGTATTCATATGCAATTCGAAAATTACTATGACGATCCATAAATATTTTTTGAATAATAACATCAATTACACAATGATTTGCATGGCGGAATTCACTATCTTTTAATATGTTAATTATTTTTAAATAAAACTCTTTACTCCTTGCTAATATAATTCTTTTAGATACAATAAATGAGGAGCCTTCTGTTTTGTAAATATATGTATATTCGACCCTTTTAAATAATTCTGAACATATTTTAGCGTAAGCATTTTGTACATTCATTGCTAAATTTTCAATTTCACATTCATTTATTATTTTTGAAGTATGTATATATTCTTTATTGTTTGTGATAAATTCGAAGTTTATATTTGAATTATTATTTAAATAATATTCTATTTTATCTAACATATTACTGCACATTTTGGGATACATATATTCATATACTGTTATAAATATTATATAATCTTCTAAATTTTCATAATTATCATATATGTATGTAAAAATAGTATGGTATTCTTCTCCTATATTTGGTATATCAATACAATTATATTCGTTAGATAATGGTTCGCCTTTATTAAATATGATTATATTTTTGAATCTTTTTGTCCATTCAATACATCCACTTTCTCGTATTACTACTATCATGTATAATAATATATATACTTTATTACATATTATTATTCCGTAGAAAAAAAAAATACCTGGTATAATCTACCATCGTAAATATCTGAACCAAAATAATCAACTGCGGTATGATATCTTGAAGAATCAAATATTACAAGACGATTGAATACATTACCTACTTTATCTACTAATTTCCATTTTGTCATATCTTTGGAATATTTCCCAAAATCACTTTTCATGAATTTAGATTCGGATGCATTCATTGTTCCATCCATAAATTGATAAAATCCTGTGCCGGATTCAACTGGCGCATCTGGTGTTAAAAATATTATAGCTGCATATTCAATATCGTCATTATCATAATGAACCCATGAATGGTCATTTGATGTTGAATATTGAAATTTTCCATTATCACTATCAAATGGAAAATCTTTTATTTTTCCAACAAGTGGCTCTAATATTTTTTGAAATCGTTCTTTATGTTCTTGACATGCATATGATTTACTGCGTTTTCCTGGATAATGTGAATCTTCTCTATATTCTTGTTTCAATGCAAAATTTCGAACTTCCATAGGATTTTCATAAAAATTATCTATTACAATAAGACTACACGTTGTTGGTTTATTCTTTCTATATTCATTCAGCATTTTTATATAATGATTAATCTATTTATTTTTATATTTATTTTTATATAAAAAATGAAATTATTATTCTGTTGAAAAAAAGAAAAGTTGATATAGCCGAGAATCGTAAATATCTGAACCAAAAAAATCAATTCCTGTATGATATCTTGAAGAATCAAATAGCACAAGACGATTAAACACGTTACCTACTTTATCTACCAATTTCCATTTTGTCATATCTTTATCATATTTAGTATAATAACTTTTCATTAAATTACTTTCATCTTCATTCATAGTTCCATCCATAAATTGATAAAATCCGGTACCTGATTCAACTGGCGCATCTGGTGTTAAATAAATTATGCCAGCATAATTCGTTCCATTCTTGTCGTGATGAACCCATGAATGTTCATTTGATGTTGAATATTGAAATTTTCCGTTTTCAGTATCAAATGGAAAGTTTGTTATTTTTCCAACAAGTGGCTCTAATATTTTTTGAAATCGTTCTTTATGTTCTTGACATGCAAATGATTTTGTTCGTTTACCTATACAATATGAATCTTCAATACATGGTTGTTCTATATATTCTTGTTTCAATGCAAAATTTCGAACTTCCATAGGATTTTCATAAAAATTATCTATTACAATGACGCCACATGATGGGTTTTTATTTCTTCTATATTCATTCAGCATTTTTATATAATGATTAATCTATTTATTTTTATATAAAAATGAAATTATATTTACAATGAACTTTCATCAATATAAAACCAATTAGTTATTATGTATTTATCATCTGATATTGGCATTTTACCTCGATGTGGATAACACCAACTCGCCGGAAAAAATACCAATTTTCCCTTTTCGGGTTGTATTGTATAATTTCCCCAAAATTCAGTTTCACCACCTTCTGTGACGTTATTCAAATACCATATAAATGTAATTGCTCGATAAGCCTTTTTTTCAAAATCGGCGGAAAAATCACTGTGATAAACATATTTCCCTTTACATTTTTCATATTTTTGTATCATAAAGTGATTGATATACAGTTTATTACTTTCTAATAAATTATATCTTGTATTTTTTGATGTATATTCTGATTTATTTATATGATTCATATATTCTGCAAAACCAATTGTTAGAGTATTATACAATATTTTTTCCACTTTGTCCCATTTTTTTTCATTTTTTGGCATTAATAAATCAGTTGTATCTTTTACATCTTTTCTTAATCCTGAAAATACTAATCCTCCATATTTATTTTCTTCTAATTCATACATATTTATAATATCATCACACAATTCATCTGGTATTGAATTTTTTATTTCATAAATAAAATCAGTCATTTTAGATAAAAACAAATATAATATTTAAATAATTTTTTATTATATTATTATGTTTTAAAAAAATATACATCTATATTTGATAAATTACTGGATACAGTTCCAGTGCCACCTACAATTGGTGGTATAACTACTGTTCCACCGCTTCCAGTGGTTCCATTAGGTCCTGTATCTCCTATGTTTCCACTACTTCCGTTTTGTCCCGGGGTTCCTGTACCAGGCGAATCACATCGATTTCCACCATTTCCACCATCGTTTCCTCGCTGGCCGTTATTTCCTTTACCCCCAGGTTGACCATTATTTCCACGTTTACCTGCATTCACAATGAATCTACTGCTATTACCGATATCTAAAATAGCCCCCGTGGTGTTTCCGATATAGCATGTTAATTTGTCATTTGTTCTAATAGGAAATGCAGTTGATGTAAATACAAATACCCCATTACCACCATTACCACCAGTACCACCTGGACCACCAGCACCACCAGCACCACCAGCACCACCAGGACCACCACCTCTTGGTCGTTTTTTCTGTCCCATTGGACAATCGCTTCCATGACCAGGGCCACCAGCGTTTCCATTGCCCCCTGGGTCTCCATTAGGTCCTGTATTTCCATCGGCTCCCTTTGCACCAGTTGCGGATTGAATTAAAAACTTCATACTATTTGCCCAATCTGGTATTGGAATAGGTATTGTAGTTGCTTCAGGAGTAGTTGCAGATAGTTTATATACATAACCATTTATATCATATGTAGTTGTAATTGGTGTTGTAGATTCACTATACTGTATATCCGTATTTATTCTTGAATAAGATTTTATGGTTGCATCAGTACTTGATTTTGTATATTTCGGAAATCCATTGAATGTACTTGTTGGTATAGTTTCAGTCCCTATTTGAATTATGGAATTTATATCTGCGCCTTTATAATAATATTTATTTTCCATAATATATATTATTCAATATTTTTTTACATATTTTTTTACGTATATCTAAATAAAAAAATTGGGGTCGTAATTCAAACGTGTACTACTTTTATGATATTCAGTTTGACCGCCATGTCCATAATCACCAATTGCATCTTCGATTGCCATCATTGGATACATCAATGCACGATTCCCTTGTTTTGTAATTGTCCAATCTGGACTAAAATGTGGCAACGAAGAATTGACTAAAGTTTCGTCGGCATAGCCATTTCCAAATTTCTCTATCAAAAACTCAGCATGTTTTCTTGTTAACATATACAAATGTGCGCCCCAATGTCCATGTTCAGTTGCAGGATAATTATGATATTTATATGGACGATTTTCAAATTGTCCTTTTAATTGATAACCTTGTATCCATTCTTCAATAGCATAATTGGTCATGTGTCCCAATAATAAAAAATCTAAATTCATACTTTCAAATTCATTAATAATATTTGGTAAATGATTTGCAAAATCCTTGTGCAAATAAATATCATCTTCGCAAAAAAACCCATATTTTTTATCCGTTTTCAGAAATAATTTTAACATATCAACATGACCGTATGTAATTGACCAAAGACGTTTATTCCCTATGTCGATTGGTTGATTTGCAATTCGCGGGTCTGTAATCTCTACGCCCTCGAAAATATTCAAATCCAATCCTACTTTTGCAAATCGTTCTTTCATATTCTTATATCTCACCGGATTGTTATAACATAAACAATTAAAATCACACAGGGTTTTTATAGATTCCATATAAATGTTTATGATGTATATTTTTTATATTCTTTGTTGAACATTTTTATAATAAAACAATAAAAAATTGAATTAAATATAAATTTCTATGATATTGTACAACCAATACTATAAAAGATGAGTTCAGAAATAAATCGTAAGATTGTGAATTCGGACAATTTTCGCGAAAATATACGTAAAAAATTCGCAACCATTCTTCAAGACAATACTATGTCGATTAATCTTGAAAAAGGGGTATATAATTATGCTATCAAAGAAGCAAATATTCGGAAAATAGTAAAAAAATGGGAAAATCCCGCGTTTGCGCAATTATATTTAGACCGATTACGTTCAATTTATACTAATTTGAAAAATGAAGATTTATTAACGCAAATCAAGCAAAATGAAATTACACCTCAAAGTATTGCATTTATGACTCATCAAGAAATGAATCCTTCTCATTGGCGCATATTCATTGAACGTAAAATGAAACGTGATACTTCAAAATATACTTCCAATATTGAAGCATCTACTGATATGTTCACTTGTAAAAAATGCAAATCAAAACGATGTACCTATTATGAATTACAAACTCGTAGTGCGGATGAACCTGCAACTATATTTGTAACTTGTTTGGATTGTGGTAAACATTGGAAATCATAAATTTTGCCAAAAATAAAAAGCATAAAAACAAAAATGTAAAAAATTGATTCATTCTGTATTTTACTTTTTTATTTCAATAACAACAATTTAAGATAGAAAATGGGAAACATTGGATCATTAGAATCAAAACATCAAAATGATATTTGTGCAATTTGTAATAAAAACATTGATATTCAAAATTTATTGATATGTGTTCGGTGTGATATATCATTTCATGAATCATGTTATGATATTGCAACGACTTCAAACAAAACGTATACCAAATGCCATGCATGTAATCGTATTGGCTGTATTGGTAAATTTCCATGTGAAAATTTAAAATTGTAATAAAAAATTGATTTGTTATATATTTTACTTCTTTTCAACAACAAGAAATTAAATGGTAAACCGTTCATTTTTGAAATCAAATTATGAGAATGAAATTTGTGTAATTTGTAATAAAATAGTCGATGTTACAAATTTATTAATGTGCGTGCGATGTCATGTATCACTACATGAGTCATGTTATGATTTTGCGACTTCTATAAATCGAAGTTATAACATATGTCCTATATGTAATCGTATTGGATGTGTTATTAAATTTCCTTGTATGAATTCAAGATTATAAAAATATGCAAAAATTTATAAAAAGTTATAAAGTTACTTTTTTTTATTATTACATAATGCAGTTACCCAACACCTGTCTTGAATACATACAAAACATTGATGATGATTGTACAAATACAAATTGCATATTTCTATACAAGTTTCACAATATTTATGTTTTTTACACATATGTTTGAGTTCTTTTTTTTCTTCAAGACAAATGGGACATATCATTATATATTGTATATATTATGATATGACTTGATTTTTTCTAAATATTTTCATTGAATTTTGTATGACTGCATTTGTAATAACAAAATAATGCAGTGATTACAAATATTCTATTCTTCCAGTGACATAAAATTCACTAATTTGACAAATATATTGATAATATCCAAATAATAATCCATAGAAGCTGTTATGAAATCACCGTAATAATCTTTTTGTAAAATTTGGTTTGTATCGTATACTATGAAAACAGAGAACAATGTCAATCCGAACACGAGAAACCCTTTTACAAAATTTGAATAATTACCCATAAACAATGTCACAATTTTCACAATAATATACAGTAGTAGTACCAATAACAACCATCCACCAAAACGTTGTGTAAGTTCCACTCCAAATAAAATCATAATTAATCCAAATGAGAACATAGTACCAAAAATACCCATTGTTCCAAATATAGCAGTTTTGATGATAGTAGGATCGACTCGATTTCGTAAAAATGACAACATGTATCCAATAAGGGATGAAAAAATAGTAAATATCAGTGTTTTCAGCCATAATGGTAAGTCCAATGATATTACGAATATCAATGCAAATAACCCGATTAGCAATACTATCCACATTTTTATGTCCAATTTTTCTTTTTCATTTTTTGAATTTTCCATCACATAATATGTTATTCCCAATTGAACTATCAAATTTGCAAATACCATCATTAAAAATCCTTTTTTTTCATCCAGTAATTTGAAAAAATTTTTGTTTTTTCCAAAAGACACTAAATTTCCCCCTTTTTGATTTTTGTTATTAAACAAACTATTATACAGATTTGTATTTACCATCTATATAATATAATTATACATATTCTTCTTCAACCAATTCACTGGTACAATCTAAATAATTTACTACAATAGTTTCTTCAATCGGTTTCAAATCAAATATACTTTTGATTGCAGTGGTTTTTTTTGATTTGGTAACTCGTTTCGATTTTGGTTTTACAGGAATTTCTTCTTCTTCGTCATCATCGATGTCTTCATCATCTTCGTCATCGACATCTTCATCATCATCAACTACAAACCCATCTTTTGCATACCCGGTTTTCGTCCTTGGAATATCATCATCTTCGTCATCCTCTTCCGAATCTTCGTCGCCTAAATCTTCAAATCCACCGTACAATGTTTCATATATTTCATTCCATGCAGATTCAGATAAATCGACGACTTCATTTGAATTCGATTCCAATTTTTTAACAATAACACAATTTCCAAAAAACAATGTATTGTCAATTGGTGGAGGAAATTCATATTTATTTTCTTGATTGGCTTTTCCAATTGTCTTACCATATACGCTTATTGTGTATTTTTTAGAATCCATATCGATGGTCCATGAAGTATGGCATTTGAATCCTTCTGCTGTTTTGAAACCCGCCTTTTTATATAATTCATTTTCGTCATAATTTTTGAAATTAACTTGTTTAATTGAACCTAACTTTTCAACAATTATAATAGCCGGCATTCTTTCTCTAAAATATTTAGGAATATCTATTTAAGTATTTTTTAAAAATGTTTTTTTGACTTCTACGTAATTATTATTCATATCAAATCTATCTAAAAACATATAGATAATTGAAACATACGAAATATACAATTAATGTTATGGCTTCTTCAAAACATCATTATATCAATTATTATTATTATTCTTATCCACTATTTATTCAATTATTTGAAAGATACTTACACTACCAAGAAAACAAAAGATTTAGTAAAATCTCAAACCGATAAATATAAAACAATTTTAGATGAAATGATGAATAAAAAAAACGACGGGGATGAGAACATGTTTATTTTTAATAGCGAAAATATGCAAAATGAACTGGATTCTTATTTAGAGCAAGAAATGTCTGTATTATAATATATACGAATAATATGCCAAGAATACCCTCCGGAAGCAGTAGTAGAAGTAGCAAAAGTAGTCGTAAATCAAAGAGTAGCAGTACCAAATCAAATCGTAGTCAAAAACCAAGAAAAACCGCTAAAAAAACAATGAAACGAGAACTCAAAGGTAAAAAAATGCCAGTATCTCAAATTGATAGAATTATTGAATTTCAAAAAATGTCTGATGCGACAATTCCACCTTATCAACCTAGACCAGATGATGAATACGAAATAATGAAAGAAGTTCTTAAAAATTTACGTTTTGATAGAGATGAAAATTTAATGAATTTAACAACATTTGGCATTGCAACAAGTAGAGCAACCGAAGCATCCAAAAGAAAAATTGGGATCATTTGATAAAATATTTATAAAAAATATATAAAAACATTTTTACATATACATATAAAAGCGTGTAATGGAACTCAATGCTATCCAATGTCAAAATCTTATGAAACGTTTTCCACAATTTGAACTTTCCTATGAAACAATTTCACATAAGAAAGTTTCCCTTAATTATAATATTACTCTGGCGATACCTGCGGGAAAGAAATTTTTCGCATGGTTCACCTTTTATAAAAATACGGATGTGTGTTATTTGATGGAATTGAACCGCGATAAAAAAGTGAGTAAAATTTCGCGAATCAACACGATTTTTCAGCCATGTCTATCATTAGGAACCGTTTTATATGGAACTATTTTGGATAATGCTGACCCCGCGGATGAAAAAAAGTTCTTTGTCATTGAAGATATTTTTTCATATAAGGGAATTTCAATCGGTTCTTTTTTATTTAGCGAAAAATTAGGATATTTGCAAGATTTCATGAAAAATCAAATTGTCCAACGGTTCACGTGTAAAAACGGTTTGATATTTGCATTGCCATCATTGTGGTATAATCATCAAGCATGTGATTTTGAATGTAATATCAATATTCCTGAAAAAATCAGTACTGACATTGGATATACAATTCATCATTTGCAATATAGAATGCTTTCCTATATTGCACCTTATTTGAATATTTCTTTAACCCGAAAAATAAATACCAATACTACCGTCCAAAATGATAAAAATCCAGAGACCCAAGGAATTCATAGTAAACCCGTCATCGATTTTTCTAAACCCCAATATAAATATCCAACCACATTCCATGTAATAGCCGACATACAATTTGATATATATCATCTTTTTGCATTTGGTAAAAACAAATCATTGGTATATTACAACGTAGCATGTATTTCGGATTACAAAACAAGTATTTTCATGAATGGATTGTTCCGAAACATTCGTGAAAATAAAAATCTGGATTATATTGAAGAAAGTGATGATGAAGATGATTTTGAAAATGTTGCCGAAGATAGATATGTAGATGTCAATAAAACATTGTTAATAGAATGTATATTTAGTCCTAAATTCAAAAAATGGATTCCAAAACGCGTTATGCCAAATGGTTCTATGGTGGTTCATATTAATAAATTGGCGAATATTTTCAACTAGTAGATTTATTCCGAACCAAATAAAGATACGTGAATAGAATATCTAATAAAAAACCTCCTAGACTAAATATAAGCAATATATATTCCAATGGAGTTTTGTTCTCTATTCTGTAAAAATAAAAACACAATAAAGCAAAAAAAGGGATTGCAAGTATATCGCCTATATGACTTATATTATTTATTTTCATTATATAATAATATGTATAAATTTTTTTACACCTTTGCGTATTTTAAATGCGCATGGCAACTGTTACTTTGCACTGATAAATCGCCCTATAATGGGCGATTTAATTGTGCAAAGGTGTAGATAAAATTACATGCATTCATACATGCTTGCGACTAAAACTTGTAATACTGTATCATATTCTAAAATCAATTCCATTTTTTCATCATCGTTTATGGATTTTATAAATTCTTTTTCTTCTTCTGTCAATTCTAACATATTTCTTATGTTGTGAATTATTTTTCTAAATGCAGAAAAATGTGCGATTTTTTCTTTGTTCTCGATGTTCTCCATTTTATTTTGATATTATTATAAAATGGTATATTGTATTTATTTTATTTTTCATTATATATAATATATATCATGAATACAATGAAAACTACAAAAAACAATACGCGAAGAAAAAAATGGTCATTAAAATACAAAAGAACCATTGACTGCAAAAAACCGAAAGGATTTTCACAACGCCAACATTGTAAATATGGGAAACGACCAAAAACATTGAAGAAACATCGCAAATAGATAAAGTTTATTTTTATTTTACATTTGCACCTGCAATGATATATTCGTATTTATCATGCGTATTATCTCGATAAAATGATTCCATGTGATAGACCGTAATATCTTTTACAGTTGGAAGATTCGCTGATGATAATTGTTTTTTCATAAGTTGATTTGTTTGTTGTATATTTTCATCATTTAATTCTATTTTGGAAGCTTCAATAGAATTGTGTAACTTTTGTTTGATTTTTGACATGTTTACTTAGTTATTTATTTTTCATTTTTGTATAAATTCAATTTTTTAGCGTCGGTTCAATAGTTTTCAACCTATTTAGTAATATTATGTTTTCGTTCACTATTTTTTCCATTTCCATTCTACGTTTATGAATAATCATTTGACATTTGAAATCTAATACTTCTTTTGTACGTCTATCTAATTTATTGTCCAAATGGGATGTTTTATTTATTAGTCGGGTTACCAATTTCATATTGGAATCATGTATAGTATCTATTTTTCGGTTATATTCATTCTCCCATTTTTTAGAACAAGGTAAACGTTTCGGCTCTTCATTATCAATACTCGGTTTTATATTTTGTAGTCTTTCCAAATGCTGCTCGTATAGCCGCCTAGCATACCCTTTTCTATTATACATTTTGACTATTCTATATTACACGCATATTTTTATATTTTTTATGTGAATATACTATATAATGGGAGGCGTATCTATTGAAAACTCAACTGCTGGCGTTTTATTACAACCATATGTTACTGGATTAAGTGGCTCTATATACAAATATGAATCTAGTGGTGGAAAAAAATCCAGAAAATCTGGAAAGAAATCAAGAAAATCTGGAAAGAAATCCGCTAAAAAATCCAGAAAATCTGGAAAGAAATCAAGAAAAACTACAAAGAAATTGTTTCCTATGCTTGGATTCTAATGTTCTAATGTTCTAATTTTCTGAATTATCCAATTGAATCAAACATTTACGAATTGGTGCGTCTTCGTCGTTCAAAGATTTAGGCGTTTCTTCGTTCATTTTTTTCGGTTCAAAAACATGCGTCCAAGTTTTATCGTTATCCCAATCTAAACTCATATTCGTATATTTACGACTATCTATTTGACGAATACGATAATTTGATTTTTTGTAAAATACGCGGCGCTGCTTCCACTGGTTTTGAAATAAATCATGAGAATCTACAATATCCACTATAATCGGATTCTCATGTTTTACACGTAATATACGACCTACCGATTGCGTTATATCCGTTTTAGGCGTTATCATTACCAATGTCGATAACGTTTTTATATCCAACGCTTCCGCTGCCATTGCATAGGTTGCCAATACAATTTGTTTTCCTTCGGTTTCTTGTAAATTACACTGTTTCATTCCGCCTACATAATATCCTACTGATGCAATTTTCTTATGTTCTATTGCATCATGTAAATACGTCAATAATGACCGATTGTGACACAATATCATGATTTGATTGTCAGGGTTTTCTTGTATTAAATCGCCAATAACGCGAACTATGAAATCACTCCGTGGTCCGAACTCGCACAATTTTGAAATCATGGTACTGTATTTCGGACTTCCGCGAAAATCATATTCCACTTCATTGAATTCGTTATCCTTTGAAACATAATTTATTGCACGTACACATACATCATCATCTGAATTACGTTTTTTTTCACTATATATTTTTTCACCAATGAACATAAACAACACTTTTGTCAATTGGTCTTTTCTATCTACTGTCGCGGATATACCCAACATGAATGGTGTAATTGTTTTTAACAAGGTTCTTGAAAATTGTTCGCTACCAATGCGATGCACTTCATCTACGACAGTGAGTCCAAAAGATGAAAATGCGTCCAATGGATATTCTTTATCATAAATGGTTTGTATCATACCAATTACGATGTCTTTTCCATGAATATCAAACGTAGTTCCTTGTATTTTGCCAACCCGCGCCGTTGGCAAGAATTCGGATATACGTTCTATCCATTGGTTCATCAAGAATTCTTTGTGCACGATAATCAGTGTCTTTTTTTTCAATAATGATATTATTTTCAGCCCCATTACGGTTTTTCCTGCGCCACAAGGAACTTCTAAAATTCCACCACTGCATTTATGATGCGAATTTATGCATATAGGTTTATCCACATATTTCATATATGCGTCAACAATATGGTTTTGATAATCACGCAATGGTTTTTCAAACGGTACGTCAATATCATCCCCTTCGCATATTTCACTTTTTGCAGGTAATCCATATCGTTGTATTCCATAAAAACGTGGTATGTATATTTTATTTGTATTTTCACGAAAGACCGCGAATTCAGTTTCTGGCGCAGCCGCCCCGGGCCCAAAAACAACCGGTTTCACAGTCAAATCTTTGTATAAGAATGCCAAGTCATCTTCTTTCAATGCTTGTTTTGGTATAGTATACCCTTTTTTTCCTAAATATGCGGAATTACAGATAGTATTTTTGTATTCTTCATTGAATGAAACAATATGTGTTGGATTATCAGATTTAGCCGATTTCGGTTTTTTAGCATAAAATTTTCTATAATTCATAATAAACTTCTATATTTGTTTTGTTGATGTTTCGGATTTTAGGAATATACAATCAATTTTTGGGAAACGATATGATAAAAAAATATAAATCTACATTATACAATGAAACTATCTTTACCAGCATCGTTGAAATCATTCAGTATTTATGAAATGGTATGGCTTTTTGTGTTTATCATATACATTGTATTTCCAATTGAAGCCCCTTTTGAAATTGCACAATATTTGGATTCTGCATTAGGTATGGCCATCATCTTTTGTATTACTGTTTATTTGTTCTTGTATACAAATCCTGTTTTAGGTATTTTGTTTATTTTTGTTGCATATGAAATGTTACGCCGTAGTTCAGCTGTCACTGGACGTGTTGCTATAATGCAATATACTCCATCTGAACCTAAGAGACAATCGGAAATGAAGGCAATGAATCCACCTGAACAAAAAACATTGGAAGAAGAGGTTGTTGACATGCGTGCACCACTTGGGCAAAGTCCACCAACTATGTTTACTGAAAGTAGTTTCAAGCCAGTTGCCGATAAAGTCGGTGGTGCATCGTTGTTTTAGATTTTTTATTGTGTAATTTATTAACCATGTAAAATAAAATATCAAATCGCAATTGCTTTGATATTTTATTATTCTCTTTTTGCAATAAAACCTACAAAAGGGCCAACTAAAAATATTGCGTAACCGAATCCAAATATACCAAGTAGTGAATATGCGTAATCCAAATAAGCAGCATATTTTCTATTTTTTGTTTTACCAATATTATTCTTTTTGTTTTTACTAGGAATGGCTATAACCGCAAAAAGTATTGCAGTTACTAATACTGATATAATTGTTGTAATAAGCCCCCATAAGTATTGTATCTTTCTATTATTACCAATATCCTGATATAAATTATAATAATACATCTTAAAAAAATTCCATAATTCCCATACTTCGCCATTCTCACCGAAATTTAATTCATAATTGGATATACCTAATGATTGTCTTTTTAAATATATAGTAGAAATAGATATTAAGAATAATACCAAAAAGGTTATACCAGCTATACCAGATGATGTATCATTAACTATCATTCCACAAGTCAGTGATACTGCTAGTGCTAAATAAAAAATAATAAACGTTGTTGTATATGTTAAACTTTCATCTGTTAATTTATCAACAAAAATGTATTTATATGTGGGAGGTATACCAAAAAATGCAATAAAAAATATAATAACAAACATTATCATTGAAAATAATATACTGATTGTCTTTTGTTGTTCAGCAGTACCACTAGTCAAACCTACTATTGTTGGAAGATCTACAAGTGGGTTATTTGTTGTAACATCAATTGGGGTGCAATCCATTTCGCCTGAGCTAAGACCCTCTACAAATCCTTCTATGAATCCTTCTTTTCCTGCAACGTTCTGTGAAATGCTGTATGTATCATTATATGCAGAGAATAAATTACATTTGACATATTTTTTATCAAACATACTATATACCTTAATTGGTTCAGTAAATACAACGACAATATCATTACCACTTTTGTAAAAAATATATTTTTGTAATTTATTGAACATTGTATTCAAATTCACTGTCATTTTAAATTCATTTGAATTGCGGTTTTCAGATTTACTAATAATTTCATCGATTTTATTTGGGTTCACGTTCGATGTTTTTAATGGAAAACATACAAACAATTTACTATCTCCATTTGTGATTTGTTTATTTTCTATTACTAATTCGCCATCATAATCAATGCCACCAATATCATGTGTTTTTTTATAAATCTGTAAAGAACTTGACATATATTTTACAGTAGGTTCACTTGATATAAATAATCCATTTGGTTTAACAATGTTTTCAGGGGTGAAATATGGTATTTTGATACAACCACCATTATTAGGTGTTCGTTCATATTGATTAAAATATATAGAAGAATCATAATAATCACATATTACACTTTTATCCTTCGCAAATTTGGAAGAATCACTTATATTAAAACTCATTATATAATAATATAATATTATATAATTATTTATAAAACCACATAATCGTGAGTTATAATTCCTAAATCATAGATATATGTCTTAAATATATGGGATATATGAAAATGTGCTGTTCTCGTAAATAGTAGCAACGAATGTATCATTATATCCTTCTACGTAGACAGTATCGTTATTATTGATTTCATCACATCCATATTCTCCGGTACAACTCTTACCTTTCAAACTTACTGGTAATTTTGTATTCATATTACCAGTATTCGAAATTGTATAATATTGCCATTTATCACGACCGTTCATCAATCTGCGACCCATTAGCGGTAAAATCATTTCACCATTGTGTGCATTTCTAATATTTGGACGTGTTAATATACCTATTTGTGTATAATCCATACCAGTACCACGAGTTTTAATATTAATTGGTATTCCGCGAACATCGGCGGAATCACGGGGAAAATAATAACCGTCATTTCTTAATGGTGGATTATATGGGTCACTCATTGCATCAGTACGCGTTGAAATACCATTCAATGTAATTGGTGGAGGACTCGGCGGTGATACTACAACTACACTGGATGCATGTTTCTGCATTGATTTTGTGATATGAATATAATACAAGTAACCAATAATTATCAATAGAACCAATATTATTACTAAGGTCATATTTTCAATACATATTACCCCAGGTAAACATTTCTTCGCCATTATATATTTTGGGTATATTATAATTTTATTTTTGGGAATTTTGGAATAGGCGTTATCTTACAAGAATAACATTGTTTTGTCGCTCCCTCCCATGTGGTAGTAAGATTACTTCCGAAAATGGATAGTGCGAAACAATCAATTTGCTGTATTAAATCCCAAATAATTTTTTCGACAAATTTTAGACCAGTTACATAAAATAAAAATCCGATTGGAGAATATAATGTTTTTCCTAAAATATCCAACGAATACCATTTAAAACATAATGGTAAAGTAATTATCATTTTAAATCCGCAAATAATGTAACTAAAAATAGATATGAATACTTTACCAAGAAAATCAAAAAATTGTCCAATAGCTTTGAAAAACCCTTCCAGTTTTTTGAAACCATCTCCTATTTTCTTAAAAAAATTACTTATTTCTTTCAATGGGTCTTTTGGTTTTTTTAGTTTTGCCATATTTAATAAATAGTATATTATATATTTATTAGATATCATTTTTTCCATAAATCAAAAAATCCATTATTACGTAAAATCGAAATTTGAAAAACCTTGAATAGTTTTATTCATACTTGATATTGTTGACATTAATTCATTTGCATTTTTTTTTAAATCAGCTAGGTCTTCTTTCTCTTCATTACCTTCTTCGAAACCTTCTTCCTCTTCTTCGTCTGTTCCTTTTGCCCCTTCTTCGAAACCTTCTTCCTCTTCTTCGTCTGTTCCTTTTGCCCCTTCTTCGAAACCTTCTTCCTCTTCTTCGTCTGTTCCTTTTGCCCCTTCTTCGAAAC